AGCGTAATATTACGCTTGTTGTATTCGATCAACTCTTCGTGATCGAATGTCTGCGATGCTTCGGTATAGGTCATGCGACGCAGGTTGGAGGACGCCCATGACATATTCACCAGTTCGTCCATTCCGTTACCCTTTGTGTTGCCGCCACTGACAATCACCAACTTACCCATGAGATTGCAGATCGGTTCTACCGCCAGATTCTTGCGCTGGTACGAATATCCCGAATGCAACATGAACTTGCGCAGCGTCATCTTCATGACGTCCGCACAACGGGTAATAAACGCATTATCTTCCGAATGAAAGTTCAGAGAGAGAACAAAAGGGTTCTGGTATCCAGGGGTAGTTCCCGACGAAAACATCGTGTTAGCAAGCGTCGTGCAACAGTCCTCGAATTTGAGGGTATTGTAGGTGAACATATTGTTCGTCTTGGAATCTGCCAGTCCTACGACCGCATCGTTGTTGACCGAATAAATATCGAGTTCAATGAGACGCGCACCGCCCTTAATCACTTCAGTAATCGCACCGGTCGTAATGTAGGTGTACACGGTGGTGGAAGGAATTACCGTATATCCGGAAGACGCCATATAGTAGTCGCACAGGACATCATCTGAAGGACATCCGAGCGGAGCAGCCTTAATGATGTCCGAGTACACGGCTAGATTTTTTGTGAGGGTCGCATCTGATGGAGGGAAATTCACGGTATTGACGTAGGCAAGGGTTGTGAGTGCGACGCCCAAACAGGCAACCGCCGCCAGAACGACATACCACAGAACTGTGCGGGAGTCCATCATTATTTCTTAGAGCGATCTTGTTTATAATCGAAGAAAAGCGGACGCATCATCATCACTACATCATCGGGGACTTGTTTGTCCATCGGAATATCGAAGAGGCAGCAGTGAAGAAAGTAGATACAGTACATTCCGCATTGTGCGTCCTTGTACTGGTGACGCGTGGCGTTGTAATTGAGGACCATCGGTTTCTTAAAAATACCCATATCGTCCACCTGCTCCTTCCACCGCTGCATCAGGCGCTGAATCTCTTTCTCCGGTTTCTGCGCGTACGAGTCAAAGAATGTCATCTTGGCATTCTCGAGTTCGGGACGCATATCCAGAAACGCCGCGATCCAGTGTTCGCCCGGTCCGTCATGGGGATCGGTATTAAACACAATTCCGACACGGCGGTACCCTTTCTTATACAGTTCCGACAGCTTCATGCTACATAGAGAGGATACTAGACACGCCCCTGTCTCCGAATGAAGATCGAAATCGATGGGGACCGAGCCCGTATAGTAGTAGTCCGGAATCAATTTCTGGTAATATTTCTGGCTATCGTCAATATCGTCAGAGGACAGCCATTGTGTTCCATCGGTCTTCCAACTCATGGGCGCCTCGGGTTTCTGGACGAGTTGGTGAACGATGCACGCAGGGATTCCAGACGCACACGCATCTTTCATGCGGCGCGTCATCTCCTGCCATACGTTCGGTCCTTTCTTAAGCGGAGGTTCGTGCGGATGTTCCTTATTGTAAGCGACACGCAAGGCTTCGACTTCCTTCGGGTCCATTATCCAAAACGGATGTCTTTTTTGGGTAGAGACTGAAGCCCATACAACGACAGAATGGCCACTCTCGATCAGCGCGATCTCGTCAAGTGCGTGCGTAAGTTCCGGACTCTGGACGACGAGCTGAAGGTCGTGAATTCTCGAGTGCAGAAGCTGCGCGAGGACAAGAAGTTTGTGGAGTCGGAGATGAGCGATATTCTGCGGCGTACGGCGTTTCAGGGAATCAATAAGCTGGAGATTCAGGATGATGGGTCGTTCATTAAGGTCCAGCGTCCCGAAACGTGGAACAAGCCCTGGTCCCTCTCCCAGAAGGAGCTGAAGGATCTTATCGGCGGTTACTCGGGTCCACTTGACGGTCTCTTCAAGTGGATCGTGGATCGCAAGCGGACGGATATGGTCGCGAAGGAGTTCGCGTTTAGGCGTATCGTGAATATGGATGATAATAATGATGACGCCCGTTCAGAAGTGGGTGCAAACCGTCACGCCTGACGGACAGACACACGAGGATGAACTGATGGACGTTTTTCTTCGTTTGGAAGAAGTTCTAGAGAAAAAGGGCTTACTCCGTAAAGATTACAAAACATATAGAACCCTACACTTCGCCGAGTTCTGTAACTCCATTTACTCTCTATCGTCTGTTCTGCCGTATGGACGACCCCCGTACGAAAAAGATAGTCAGTGAGTTCGTGTCCCTCCACGCCCACCACCTTCCGCGCGGATGCCAGCATTTTCGTTTAATTTGCCCCTTCTGTGAAATCATTACCCGCGAACAGACCGATATTCTTCCGAATATTGTTGAAGATTCTTTTCGGACCATTGTGGAAACAAAGTGGAAGCAGTGGGAGCGAGAGGCGTATAAGATTGCGGATAAGGTGACTTCGGAAACACTGGTGACCGAACTTGTCTGGCACGCGATGGCGCGTTGGATCCAGCCGAAGTATCGTGAGATTCCCGATCTGGGAGTCGAGGAGATTTTAACCCATCCGTACGTTCTTCAAAAAATTCGCCCTAACATATAAATGTCAGCACCAGCCGACTATCAAACAGATTTAGCACAGGGAAAGCCGAATCCGTCATGGAAGGCTCCTACGGGCGGATGCGGTTGCTCCAGCGGCGGTCGTCGTCGTCGTGGCCACCGTCATACAAAGCGTGGAGGTGTCGGTGCCATCGACGATGCTCTCTTCGCTGTCGGAACGTCGTATGCGGCCAAGCGCTTTGGACAGAAGCGGTCTCTACGTCGTACACGCAAGCGCGGAGGCGCCGGCGTGGTCGATGATGCTCTGGTTGCGGGAACGGCACTGGGCCTCGCGCACTATTTCACGAAGAAGGGCAAGAAAGGTGGCGCTCGTCGTCGGTACCCCGCCCGCCGCACCCGTCGTGCTCTGATTTAAATATTTAAGAGATCGTTATTACGGGTGGCAATGGGAACCCGTTGAATTTTGATGCTGTCACCCACGAGTACGCACCAATATTTTTAATTTCCAAGATGTCTGAATCGTCGATATCGTTCGGCAACCACACATCTTCCGCTATTTTGTCCGCCGAATCGCACGTCCGTCCAAAGATGGTGAACTTGTCACAGTTCGCCCAAGGCTTTCGGGTAATGCAGTTGAACTCTGGCTTGAATCCGTCAAAGAGGACGCCCGAGAACAGGCCGTACACGGATTCGTTCACCGTGATACACTGCTTGCCGTTCGGTAGCCGCTTCTTTCCGATGACGGGAACCTGAAGCGTACAGCACTCTTCGGCAAAGAATCGACCGGGCTCGGCAATGACACGCTTGAACGGCAGGGTCTTGATTTCTTCGCGGATGTAGGGCGCCAGTTCGTGCTTGAAGAAGTCGTCATTTGCGCTTGATCCCGAGAATCCTCCGCCAATATCGAGGAGTTCGGGAGTAAATGCGGCAGGCGAATGCTTGAAGACATCTGCGAATCCTCGCACGGTCTCAAAGGCCGATTGGTATGCCGCCAGAGACGTGCAATCGCTGCCAACGTGAAATGCTACACCGTACGTCATAAAGCGCGGCTCGCGATCACAGAGTTCGTGCACGTCTTTCAAATGGAACCCAAACTTGCTGTTGAGTGGTATACGGGCGCCTCCCTTATCATCCACAAAAATACGGAGAATCGGTTTGGTTCCTGGTTGTTCTTCCTTGATTTTGATTCCTTCGATCTTGCTGTCGAAGGTCATGTACGGTATGGCGTGTTTCTTCACTTTAAACATCTCATCGCGCGATTTACACGGATTGGCATAAATCGTGTCGGTGGGTTTAGCACCGATATCAAGGACACGATGGACTTCATCCGCCGATGCGCAGTCGAATCCTGCCCCTCCCCTATGCAGTTCTGCTAGCACTCCCTCTAGATTATTACACTTCACGGCGTAGTGTGGACGAATGGTTGGTAGGCACGAGGTCCAAAGGTCGAGGCGCCGCCGAATGGCGGGGAGGGACAGGATAAGTTTCGCCAGCGTTGATATGATTGTAGAAAAGAGAAGATTTCCGTCTAACATATTTTAACATTGGGTGGGTGTATATACAAAGATGATCACAAATGAGTACTTTCCATACAATTCTAAGAATGTTCCCTTGACTGCAGACGATGTAGGACGCATCCTCTGCATTCCAGGATACCGCGTGAAGAACGTTGCGATCTTTCAGAAGGCGATGATTCATTCCACCTATGTCCGGCGCTCTGAATACACAACCTTGACTGGCGAACCGGCGGTTCTTGGGAAGTGTCCTTCCGGAGTCATGGATCTCCAAGACGAGTCGTATGAGCAGCTGGAGTTCAGGGGCGATTCGATTCTGGGCGCCGTCGTTGCCAATTACTTGTGTGAGCGATACCCGTCCGAAGCACCCGGTTTCCTCACCAATACTCGCAAGTTGATTGTCCGCAACAAGACGCTGGGTGTTCTCGCACGAGACAAGTTGGGTCTCGACAAGTTCTTTGTGGTCTCCAAGCACGTTGAGGAAATGGTTCCCGTACACGGCCGACAGAATATTGAGAAGCTGGGCGATGTTCTGGAAGCCTTTATTGCCGCCCTCTGGATTGATTCGGGGATGAACTTTCAGATGGTGAATGATTTTGTGATCAACATGATCGAGACACATCTGGATATTCCCCTGATGCTGCGCGAGGACGACAATTACAAGGATCGGATGCAGAAGTTCTGTCAGCAGAATCTGGGATTTACCCCCGTCTACATGATGATCCAGGACGGGGCGGCAGGGTTCACGATGGCCGTGCGCAAACCTGAAGGCGAGATTCTGGGGATGGGAAATTCCACGACCAAGAAACAGGCGGAACAGAATGCGTGCAAAAACGCGCTCAAGAAGTTGAATCCAGAGTAGGACAAAAGTATTTAACACGTATTCATAAATGGAAGCAGAACTATTTCGGGCTTCCTCTTCAGGAAATTTAGATACTGTAAGAGACCTTCTGGGACGCGGTGCGAATATTGAGGCCAAAGATGCTCGCGGTCGCACGAGCTTGTTTATTGCCAGCGAGAAAGGGCGCCTGGATGTTGTCCGAGAACTTCTCGATCGGGGTGCGAACATTGCGGAGACAGAAAATGATGGAGACACGGCATTGATTCGAGCGTCTAGTATGGGGAAGTTGGATGTTGTCCGAGAACTTCTGAGTCGTGGCGCTGACGTCAATGCGGCCAATAGATTCGGCGAGACAAGTTTGATCGCAACCGCCTCCACCAGTCGTGTAGATATCGTGAAAGAACTACTGGATCGTGGCGCAAACATTGACGCTAAAGATACCAGTTACGGCCGTTCAAGCTTGGAGCACGCGGCCAATACGGGACGTCTAGATATCGTCCGAGAACTGCTGGAACGCGGCGCCGATATATATGCGAAAAACCTGAAGGGAGAGACGGCACATACGGTGGCAGAACGAAGGGATAAAAATGAGGTTGTGAAGGCTATTCTTAAGAAGGAGGAGGATCTCAAGAAGGAGGAGGAGACTGGTCGCGATGGAGTGGCACGGGCAATTGTGAATTACCAAAAACAACCGTACGGTAAGAATGTTCCAACCGAAGTACAGAAGAATATTTTAGGGTACCTATTTCGTAAGAAGCCCTCCTCTGGCGGCAAGTCCAAAAGTAAAACTATGCGTAAGCGTTCCCATCGCAAGAAGTCGCAGAAGCAGAAGGGAACACGACGAACCCAGCGTAGGTAAAAAATAAAGACATAAAGGAATATAGTAATGGATGCGAACGACCGCAACCTATTCCAAGCTGCAACATATGGAGACATCGCCAATGTGCGAAAGTATCTGGATTTGGGGGCAAACATTGAGGTAAAAGATTACAGGGAACTTACGAGTTTGCAAATCGCCTGTGCCCGCGGTCACCTGGACGTCGTGCGTTTACTCCTCGACCGTGGTGCCAATATTGAGGCGGCAGGGGAGAGTGGGCAAACAAGTTTGATATTAGCCAGCATGGAAGGACATATTGACGTCGTAAAAGAGCTCCTGGATCGCGGGGCCAACATCGAAGCGGCCGAGAATAGGCACGGCTCGAATAGTTTGACGATGGCTAGCTTCAGGGGAAAACTCGACGTCGTGAAAGAACTTGTTAATCGCGGTGCTAACATCTTTGCAAAAAATGTTGGTGGAGTGACGGCACGTCAAGCAGCAGAAACAAAGGGGTTTTCAGAGATGGCAGAATTCCTTCGTAAAAAGGAACAGGCTATTGCTCGCAGGGGGGTGGTGGAGGCAGCTTTTATGTACCAAAATAAAGAGGACGGTAAGAATGTTCCAACCGAAGTAATGGAGCATATTGTGAGGAAGTATTTTGGTGGTCGTAAGACCAGGCGTAAGCTCGTGCGTCGTAAGAAGCAGAAGAAGGGAACACGTAGGCGGTGAAGTATATATTTTTGACCGGATAGTGATAATGTACTGGCCCGCCCGATATTTTACGGGGTTGACCCGAAAACAGAACAAACAACGTAAAAGCACCGCTACGCGCCGTCGCAAGATGTCGTGGAAAGATCCTAAGGCATACGTTCCGTTCAAGACCGACAAGGGTGTGAAAACACGGACATCCAAGTATGTTCGCGAATGGAAGAAGCAGTTCCCAGAAGCCCATGGTCTTCAGGCGTATTCCAAAGCTACCGGAGTCCCGCTTCCAATTGTCCGGGCATCGTACAACCGGGGAATGGCGGCGTGGCGAACGGGACATCGTCCAGGGGCGACGCAGCAGCAGTGGGGGTATGCTCGTGCCGCCAGTATGCTGACGTGCGGCAAGACACATTATACGACTGACGCTGATTTAGTGAGGAAAGCCAAAAAGACCCCTAAAGCCCGTGCATGGTTTAGAAAGACGTGTAAGAATTAGACTGACGAGTACTTTTATTCTAGGATAACTAATAACATGCAGAGTATTTTTATGAAAGAATTACAGGAGAGGTTTCCAGACTATAGAATTAGTCCAATTGGAACGACACGTCATTTTAATGTTTTACGA